TGAATGTATAAATCATTCCCATCTTTGTAAACCTGAACAAGTGAAGTTGGATCATTAGTAAATCCGAAATCCAAGCCAAATGAAACGAGCTTGCCTTTTGGATCATCTGCCATTTCAAATTGAAATACAGTAGCTCTTGACAAACCTCTCTCACCTAATCCATAGATTCTCCAGTAATCATCGTCTGTACCTTGTAATCTTTCTATCTCATCTACAATTGTTTGCTCAAGAAATGGATTGTCCTTATAGGTTGTTTGAATGTAGCTAACGTCATCCCTTATCAATAGCTTATCATAAATCCAATGGAAAGAATCTGAAGGATTATAGTCAAGCCATATCTTATCGGTAGTTCTTACAAGCAACTGGAAGAAGTCTTCCCATGTCAATTCATTTGCCTCGTTGCAAAATAAGAAATCTCTTCTCGCTCCTCTTTTTTTCTGTGGTTGATCTAATGATACAAACTCAAATAAGTTTCCATTAAGGTTGTATGTGTAGTCTGATTTATTATGGTCTGTCTCTGAATATAAGTCAAGGTTGTTAAGTATCTCAAAGAAATCCCTGTACGCTGTCATTTTAAGCGATGGTAGAGACTTTCTTACTATGGTGAATACTTTACCCTTATTTTCAAATGCTTTAACAATGAGGAGCTGCAAAAGAGAATATGTTTTACCACTTCTTGTTCCTCCTTGATTAACTACTATTTTAGTATCTGCCTTCCAGTTCTTAATAAATACTGGCCCATAATTAATCTCTAGCGTTGACAAAATTCAATTTTATTTCTGTGATGCCTTCTTCAGCTTCTAGTTTATTTTCAACCCTTGCAAGTTTGGGAGTTGTATATTCTCCTAATTTACAAATAATATCTAAAGCTGACTTAGGATCATCTGCTGCAACATCAGATAACCACAGAGTCATATTGTCTAAGTTTCCTTCTATAAGTTTTTGAAAGGCTTCTCTTATGTTGTTTGTTACTTTGTTTGAAGTCCCAGCAGGTCTTCCACTATTGCCTTTGGTAAATCTTCCTTTATTATCTTTTTCCATTTCCGTAGATTTCCGTTCTTATCGGTTTCTATCAAATAACTTTTTATCGTGAATATCTTGCAACCAGTCTCGATATTCTGTCTTGTCTCCGTAAATATAATGACAATTTCTGCACAGGGCCATGAGGTTTTCTATCGTGTCGGCTAACTTACTACCTCCCATCCCTCGTGATTTTATGTGGTGAATGTCTACTGCTTGGCTTTCGCAATACTCGCAAGGGATAAAGTCAGTAGTATCATAGCCCATTTCTTTTAAATAGAGCTTGGTGTGTTTTTTCAATTAACGATTTTTAAGATTTTTATGAACTTTGGTTGACCATTGCTTATACTTCTTTTTTTTCTTAGCTCTTGCTATGTCATGCCTTACCATTGTGTCATTGTCGCAAGGTATAAACCTAATCTTTTGTTTTTTGTCTTTCATTTATTGTTTTGTCTTTCGATCCATTTACGATACATCAAAGCTGCCTGTGCAAATCTCTGTGGCTTGTATTTGTATTTTGGCTTTAACTGGGCCATTGCTATTCTCATGAATTGATCTTTCATTTTAGAGTTGATCTTAGAGTGTATGAATCAATATCGTTATGCTCTATGAAGAATTGTTTGTATAGTTCAAGACCTTGTTTTAATTTTTTATAGCCTTTGTTTATAAATGATTGCTCCATACCTATGATCCCAATGTCTAGCGATCCCTTATCTACCGCTATAAAGTAAAAGTTTGAGACAGGAACATTAAAAAGCTCAGTATAAATGAATGCCTGTACATCATAACCATAGGACTCTGCTGACCATTCAAACTTGTTGATGTCTTGGGTAGTTTTTAAGTCTGCAATAAAATTGTGTTTGGCATCATATATGTCTGCCTTTCCTCTGAAAGCATAACCCTCTAACATTCCTATCGCTGGAACTTCAAAATCGCAACCACCTATCATTGAAAGAACGTGTTCATTCCTTAACACAGTATCGACTATCCTCATATTTGTATCATGCTCTTTGGCTGTTAATACGATTTTATTGGATTTTGCTTTTGCTTCCTTGTATGCCTTAGAGACTCGACTTTGAACATCTACGACATGAAACCTATCTTCAAAAAGATGTGGCTCTAAAACCATTGTATGTATGAAATTACCTATCTCTAAAGCTGGAGAGCTTTTTTGCTGACCATACTGAGTTACATATTTATAAGTCTTAGGGCTTTGATTTAGTAGTTTAATGCTTGAGGAACTCATTGCTGTCTTTCCTAGATGACCATAGTAAAATTCGTCATCGTACATTTTTTCAATTAGGGCTTCTCTGTCCCAAGTGTCTCCGTTTAATAATGTGATCATGATATGTCCATTGCATCGTGAGCAATAACCAAAAAGCCTACTTGATCAGTAACTTTCTTTTGTATTTCATAAATGTTTGCTTCATCTGTTCCTTGTGGGAACTCAACATTTGCTCCTTCCTTTTTTATAAAATCATTGACCTCATGCAGCCAATTAAAAATTTCTGCCTTTTCGCCATCAATTGTGAGAGTACCTCTCCAAAAGCGGCCAACTTGTTCTGTGTATGCTACCTCTAGTCGTATCATAATCCAAAGAGGTATTTAAGTAATGCAGTACCAGCAAGAGTTAATAAAAATACTAGGCACATCAAAATGCTTGCGACTAGATATGCGATGTAGTGTTGTAGTGTTAGTTTCTTTTTCATAATTGATTTGGTTAGGGTGTGATTATCTTCCTGAATATTTGTTTAAAAAATAAGGTGGCATAAATGAAGTCACCTCTAAACCTGTATCTCCTCCAAGAAGATAAGTTTCAAAGTTTGATTCATTATCCCAAACGCTTTTAGGAATCCATTTGTCAAAATATTCTAGCTTTGAAAACCTACTCGTTCCCTGTCTAACTAATGTAGAAACAGTAAAAAAGTATGCTTTCTCAGTTTCGCCTAGAATACTCATAGAGCTATCTCTGATGCCATTCCATAGAATCTCAGTTCTAATAGGTTTTTTAAATTTTTTAATTTTCATTAGAATAGTTTTATAATTGAACTCTTCTAAGATAGCAATTATTTATTAATTCCCAACAAAAAATGTTTACAACTATAATAGACCGAGCTGTTTTAACTTGCTTCCTGCCCATCTCTTACCAGCTAAACCACCCCATAAAAGAAAAGAGATAGTACCACAAGCACTTGTATCTCCTTCGTCATAGTATTCCTCTGCTCGTGATAGATATGAATACATTCTTTTGATTGTTTTTACACTAATCGGTTTTTTCTGTGCTAATTGTTGCGCTCTTGCCTTACCAACTCCTGTTGCACATTTGTTCTTGTGCTTCTTGTTTAGTTCAATTCCTCTCTTTGCATTATTAGATACAGAGTCAGGATAATCTGAATAAGACTCAAGCTCTAAGTTTTTTCCTTTTTTCCATTGAGCAATACAAACTGCCAATCTTTGCTTTTGATCAGGAAACTCTGCTTTTGCTTCTTCCATGCAGCGAGGAATAAAGTCTGATTCTTTTTCGTTATTTGGTTTAGGTAATGGCATAACTAAGTAATTTAAATGACTTTAATTCTTGCAAATCTGTAAGATATATTTTAGTCAAAACATCTTGCCTTTCTGCTCTTTGGTATAATTTTCTGTAAGCGTTGTCTTTAGTTACAAACTCAGAGTCAACATTTATAACACACCACTCTTTCAACTCTTCTCTACGCACTACACAAAAACCACCTTCCTCTGCTATGTCAAATGCAATAAATTCTGCCTCACCATGTAGCCATCCAGTTTTACCTCTGACGTTTTGAAACTCTACCCAAATAGTTTTAGGATGACGATTGCCTTTAACATCAACACCATACCAATCCCCTCTGCGCTTTACCCAGTAATCAATATGAGAATAAATGTCTTCTTTGACTGTTGCTTTTTTTACTTCATATCCTACTTTCTCGCAGGCTTCAATAAATCTTTTTTCAGATAAATCTCCTTGTTGCTTTGAATATCTCCTTCTGCTATTCGTCACCATAGGTTTCAAATATTTGCTTGAGCTGATCAATTCGTGACTGCAAACAAGAACTGCAACTTGTAACCTGTACGTTCTTATGAAATATTCTATTAAAGATTTTATTTATTACTACCTGCTCCTCTGCTAAGATTAGATTTTTAGGTAAGACTACCTCAAGAAAATCATATTCTTCCTTTTCTAAACATTCAGGAGTGTTGTATCTAAATAATTTATTGAGAGTTTCCTTCCGCTTATCGCATCCACAATCAACTCCTGTTGCATCAGCAAACGCATCAACTGCTGCCTTTATTCCAGTTGCCTTTGTTATCTTCTCAATAGTATCTCCTAAACCTTTACTTTTTGGCTTTCTTGTAGATTTTGTAGCTTTTTTCTTGCTTTTGTTTGATTTTTTTTCTTCCATTGTCTAATGTATTCCAAATTGAACGCTCGCTTATTTTTGTTTCTTGTGATATCTTTTTAATTGTCATGTCCGTATTGTGGTACAGTTTAAATAACTTAGTGTCGTACCAATGCCACGTTTCGACCTCATCCCACAGCTCGTTTATTAAGTTTTTATGGGCTTGTTCATATTCATAATTTACATTCTCAATCTCTCCATCAAGGTCACTAAGTTCCTCAATATGTAAAGACATCAAAGAAGATAATGATTTTTTTGATGAAAAGAATAAATTTCTTAATACAACAAAAACAAAGTAAGTGTTTACCTCTTTGTCGTTGTACATTATTTTTTCAGGATTTTCGACATATTTATACATTCTTAAATACATCTCTTGAACAAGGTCTTCAGCTTCATGTGTCTCCGTACCAAACGACCTAGCCATTTTAAGCCATTCCTCGTGTCGTTTTGATAGAAGCTCTAGTATCACCAAACAATCTGTAAAAGAAACAAGCCTAAACCTATTTGCAGTTCTTTCCTGCTTCCTAACGTATCAACGTCAAGATTATCGTATTCGCTCTCACCCCCTGAGAAATCAAGATAATTGAGTCCAACCATAAAACCTAGAATGGGGATGAGGCGAATACTGTAATTCATAAAACTTTTTTAATAGTTTCGTACTTTTCTTTGTACTGGTTTAAGTCTTCAATTGTTTGTTCTTGGTTTTTTATTTTCTCTTTTAAATCTTTTATTGATAACAAAAGTAGCTGAACATCAAAATCCTGATCGTTTGTTATAAATTGCTTTTTCACTTCAATTGCTTTATCATACAATTTTTTGTAATCATCATAAATTATCATGCTTTCATGATTCTTACAATAATAAACTACTGATGAATGATTTCTGTGTAATACAGAAGCAATATCAATAACTTTGGAAACTGGTCTAAAAGCATTAGCAAATGCTGATCTTAAATAAACATTCTGACGTTTTCTGTCTAAGTTGGTTACCCCTTCAAAGAAAGCAGCTTTTGCCATTATTAATTTTTTTATATCCATCTCAAGTCGTTGTTATCAAATTTAGCATTTATTTCTTTAAGTGAAAAACTCCATTTTCCTTTGTTTGATTTCACTACTACAGTAGTCATTTCTTTAAATTTATTGCAAGGTTGTAAAGGTTTACATTCACAGTTTCCGCAATAGTATGTTAATCTTTCAATTACTTTAAAATATTCACCAGTCTTAACAACTTGGAACTCATCATTGGGCTGTATGTTCCTAAATATTTTCTGCTGCATTATCTAATGCCTTTTCGTAATTACTTATTTTTTCTTTTAATTCTCTGTTTTCTAATTTCAATTTTGCTATGTCTAAACTTTTCTCTTGAAACTTTTTACTGATGCTTCTTTCATAATCTAGGTAATACTCTAAACACTTTGCAACATCAGAAAGCTCAATAACTTGATTTATTATTTCATTTTGTATTTTTAAATCTTGTTCTATTTGAGCGCATTCATTCAAATAAATCAAATGATTACCAAATACAATTAGCTTTTCTCTTATGTGTAATTCGTTAAATGAGTTGTCAAAAGGGAACATCTGAATCAGTTTTTGGTTTTGGTAAATTTATTAAACTTTTATGACCTATATAATATCCGACATTTCCTTTCATGGATTGCAAACGTATTGGATTTTCTAAAGGCGTTGGTCTTCCTCCGCTTTCCATATCTTTAATTTTTCTGACATGAATTTGACTAAAAACCCATTCTGTTTCGTGTTGCGTATAACGATGGATGCAGAGCAATTCATCAGCCCTGTTAACGAATTTACCACCCCCCTCAATATCTGATGCCATTGGCGGAATAGGGTGGCCTTCCATTGGGTGTCCTTTGTAATGTATTTTCCTCAATGCTTCAGTATTTGGATGACAACAAAGAATCAATGTAGCATTTAATTTCTTACAAAACAACCTCATGTGAGATGTTGCCTCATAATGATATTCGTGTGATGATATCTTTCCCAGTTTCTTTTGATTAATCGTCATGGAATTATAAGGATCAATCATAGAGCCTTGAAATGGCCATTCATCATAAATGTCTTCCATTGTTTCTAAAAGGTCAAAAACATCGTACAACTTGTCAGGATCAATGAACTGGAAATGCCCTTGAATGTAATCATAATGTCTAGCAAACTCTGAGTCATTTATGTATCTAATTTGCTTGCCACATAAAAATTCTAATAACTTTCTTTGTAATGTTTTTACATCGTTTTCTGATGAATATAATAACCACTTTGTTCCGTTGTTCTGCGTATGCAGTAACATTAGATAAATCATTGTGTGAGTCTTTCCGACATTAGCATGACCTGTACAAATAACAAAGTTCCCACGCTTAAATCTAAAATAGTCATCTACTTCAGAATGACCGAATTTAGAAGATTCAGGGATTAAACCTTTTTTGGCTTTTTGGAGATAGTCAAAGACCTCTCCACTTTGTACAAGTGCAGGATGTGTTGGCATGGTAAGTGTAAAGGAAAGAAAAAAACCCTACCGAAGTAGGGCTTTAATTAAAATGGTAAGTCTTCTGTTTTTGGCTTATCCTCGAAATGATCTTTGTATGTGGTGGCCTTAACCTCTCCAGTTAGTATAGGAAGGTATTTGTCCACAAAATCAGAAATCTTTGTGATGTCTAACTTGTCAGAAGAAACTAAATCAACTGCGCCTTTGAATGCAACAGCTCTTGCAATCTGTTCAGACTTGTCATTGCTTGCTCCTGTGTTATAAGAGCTAGTGTTTTGATTTTGATATGGAGTTTGGTCTTTCTGTATCTTAATACCACCACGCTCATTTTTAGTGTACTCAACTTCATCACCTACTTTGTAATAAGGATCAGTTGATTTGGCTAATGCCTCTCCACTATCATGATTATCAAATTCAATTCTTAAAATGTAGAACTCTTTCCACATTCTTCCTGTGTCGCTAATGCTAATGATTTTTGCCATTGGTTTTAATATTTAGTGTAAATGTAATTTAAGTGTCGCTCATCCGCTTTGGATTTTTCATCATGCAACTTCTTTGAATTTTTTATATGCAACTTTTCAAGAAATGTATTACGTTTTCTTAACGCATCAATTCTTGCTTGTTGGTAGTCAATTAAGGCATTTTTCGCCTCGTGTGATAAAGTCATTTGAATTAATTTTATGATTGAACTATGCAATAGTAAACATAAATTGTTAATTATACAACCCCTCTAAAAAAAACTTTTGATGTATTTTTTTCAAGATTAGGATTATATTCAATTGTTAACTTGGGAATGTATTTCTTAGTATCATCAGGAATACCACCCCAGTCTTTGAACGCATCTAAGGCAAACTTAGCTACCATGATGCAGTTGTCTATGTCGTAACCTAGATTTGTCTCAACTTTAACTGTAAGGCTCTTAAAAGTGATTTTGTCGTACTGGTTTAATTCTTCCAGTATCTGTGCAGCAAATTTATCTTTTGCTTTTTTTCGCACTATCCAATGCTTTGAAGCATAGAATGAATTTAATGAAGCTACTTTTCCAACTTCAATTTCTATAACCGCATGATTCTGCGAAGTGTGGATCAAGTGAGTTTATTTTAGATAGTATTTCTTTTTCTTTTCTTTCCGCTTCTCTTCTTGCCTCATACGAATTATCGCAGTTTGCATAAAGAATTGCAGCTTCTTCTAGTAAAAAATCAATTTTTCTCTTGGTCGCTTTGTTTGTATAATAATGCCATTCCATCTTGTTCTGTTGTTTGGGTTGCTGAAGCGTGGTGACTCTTGAAGTATTCAAAGTGATTTAAATTTTTAGATTGTTGATGTTCTAGTTCTTTTTCTAGGTGAGCTATTGCTTTTTTAATGTCTTGAGACATAGGATTGTTTGGTTTGTTTCCTGCTCTTAAAAGGTAAGTAATTGCAGTACCTAAATTGTAATTACTTTCTTGAAAGTCTAGGACAACATCAAACGCTTCTATTTGCTTATGTTTTCCAATGTAATATTTCGGAGTCTTTCTCATCTTTTTCAAAATTAGGACTTTCATCCCAATATAAAAAATACCATTCTTCTTTCATAAATAACTACTAACTACTAATTACTAACTAATTAACTAACTATTACTAACTACTAATAAAGTTAGTATAGCTAGTAGTTAGGTAAAAAATATTATTAATTTTTGGAACTACCAAATAAATTTTAAAAAAAACAAATAACTTCTTGAAAGCATTTATCTTTAACCTAACGCATTCAAATTACTTAAAGTATACAATCATACCACCCACACCATTAAATGCTCTTAAATAGCTTTAAAAGTACCTTAAATGACTTTTCTTACTACTTCTCTAACAATAACCAAAAGGAATAGTATTGTAATTCCCCACCCTGCGAAAAATTGCCATCCCAATCTTTCTTTCTTTATTTTTTGGTTTACAATCTTTATTTTTTCAACTCTTACAGTATCCGTTGGACATTGTGCATTGACAAAAACCTTTTCACCTTTTAGCCATTTGATTTCTACTTTTACCCTGTCTTGGTAAATTATTGTGTCCTTTTGTAAGGTTAGAGTGTCGTGAAGAACTCTCTCCTTTGTTACAATGACTGTGTCCTTTACAATTACATTCTGTTGGGTGTGTTGAGCAATACCGCATCCATTAACTACCGCAAGAATCACAATCGTTAGGATTGTCAATGTTGCAGACTTTAGGTTGAGTTTTTTCTTCCAATTCATTGATAAAATCTTCAAAAGTTGAGGTATTTTGTTTTGCCATTTTGTTTAATTGCTTTTAAAATTTGATTTCTATTTTTACCATAATTGTACGATACATGAATCCATGCAGGGCCATTACCATCAAGTGACTCATTTTCGTCACCAAATTCCCAAATTAATTGATCAAATCTTAAATTCTCTTTTATCCAATTAAAAACTTCAGCTCTACCTAACTTAAAATAAATATCTGCTGCTGCGCCATTTAGACAACAATGCTGAGAAGATGTACTTCCACCAATAGCAGTATTTAATTTTGCACTTCTAAATCCTGAATTAATTTTTACTGGCCCAAACTTATCACGAATCGGTTGCAATACACTTTGACATAGCTCAACCATAAATTCAATTTGAGCCTCGTTAGGTGTGTTGTCTATGCGTTTAGACTTGGCTGTACTACTACGAGTCATCTCATCAAGAGAAAAGTTCTTAGAAAGCATTATTTCCTAGATAGATTGTAAAGCCTTTCATCAATCTTTTGTAAACTAGAGTTTATGGATTCAATATCTTGCTGTGTAGTGATAATAGATTGCTCAATCAACTCCTGCTGGAGTTCATAAGCCTTTAATGATACAGGTGCAATCGGAAGCTCTTTAGCGATTTCGATGTCCCGTTTGAGCATTCCATAACCTGAAACCGCTACCGCTATAGTCATAGCTACAGCAATTAAACTTTTGATGGAAAGACCTAATACTGTATCTTCTCCAAACGAATCTAATCTGTCTATCGGTGATCTGTTTTTCATTTTTTACAATCGCATGATTTTTTGTTAATAGGAAAAATGTTTTCAGCACTTGCAATTCCAAATGATCCTAAAGTTAAAATCATAAAAGATTGCAAAATTGTGTCACTTACAATTAATTCTTTACCATAAAGACCTGTAATAAGATCAAGACCTGCAAATAATACTAAAACGACAAAACTACAAGCTCCAACAATTGTTTTCTCATTCCAGTCGTTATTGTCTTTAAATATTTCTATAAAACTCATTTTTTATTTTTATTTAAAAAGGTTTTTAATTTATTCTGATTTTCAAGTTTAGGCTTGTAAGTGGTTTTACAAGTTCCAACCTGTGTTTTGTACTGTGTAGTCAGGGTAGACATCGCTTTGAGTATTAGTTGTGTATTCAGGAAATAGATTTTGATTGTAAATCATGTAGTCCGTAAATCTGTCTGTGTAGTAATCTGCGAGCTTACGAGACTTTTCAATTAAATAATCTACCTCTAACTTGTCAACACTTACAGAGGTTTCTGAAGTATGCTTATAAACACCTCCATTGCCTACTGTGTAAGCTGCAAATGGAAGATACTCAACCATTGCATACTGAATGAGCATGGGCTGCAAAAAATCAACAACTAATTTTAAATAATTAGGGTTGTCAGCCACAGTAAGTGTGTTATTGATAATCATATTACTGATTGCATCATACAACTTTGTTCCTGTAAAATTCTGAACGTGAATGACTTGAGCGATGTTTATAA